GCGAAGAGGAGGAGTCCCGGATCCACGCATCGGAGGAAGAGGCGGACCCGGGGTCCACCTCTGAGCAGGAGGCAGATCCCACTCCCGTAATGTCCCCGGAGGATGCGATCAAGGCGGCTCATGGTCGACTTCAGGAGATCAACCGTCTCCGCTCCTCCAGAAGAGATGCGGACGCGGCTCACATCCAGGAGATGTCAGGGCTTCGCAAGGAGGTCTTGGAGTTGCAGGAGTGGAAGGCCCAGCGTGAGTACGAGGCCGAAGTCCCCGAGGAGGTCAGAAACGATCCGACCTACAGAGGGATAGACGATCGACTCTCTCAGCTAGAGGAGTCTCAGTCACCGCAGGAACCGGACCCTCGACAGGATCTTGCTCGACGCCAGCTTCAAGATGTCGTGGAGACGTCGAATCGGTCAGTTTCTGAGTTCACAAAAGCTCGTCCCGACTTTCAGGAGGCGCGCGCAGCTGTACGCGGGTATCTCGCGAACCACTACGGAACACAGGATGAGAACGTTCTTCGCGGCCTAGAGATCCGCATGGCGGACAACTGGATGCGCGCAGGACAGGATCCGGCTGCGGCTATGTACGAATCTGCGCTCCAGGTTGGCTATAAGCCGGTGGATGGCGAGGTGGCCGAGTCGAACCCGGTCAAACCACGCTCCGTGACTCGAAGAATCCAGAGTCAGGTAGACTCTCCTCAGATACCGACGTCCGAGACGGCTTCTCCTAGAGGTGCCATGACCCGGGCTCAGTTTTTTTCTCAGTTCAGCGATGCCGAGCAGACCCGTGTTCTCCAGAATGAGGAAGCCTTCGAACAGCTATCCACTACTGGAAGAATCGACTCTCGGTACCTTCCTGGCGGACGGTAGGCCAGGCCCGCGCCCTGGATCGGGCGATTTCCCCACCGCTTCGGGGTAAAGAAGCAGTCACACCGTCTCCAGGTGTAAAGGGAGAAACAAGGATGGTTTCACCAACTACAAGGAGGCCACTGTGGCTCTTCAGACTGTTTCAACGACCCACGAACTTGCCGCAAAGGTATGGTCGAAGGGTCTAGAGGCCGAGTTTCTCAAGAAAGTCTCGGTTCCCCATTTCATCGGGAAGTCATCTGACTCCCTGATTCAGCATCGCGACAACCTCGAAAAAGAGGCTGGCGATCGCGACCGTGTTGGCCTTCGTCTTCAAGACTCCGTTGCTCCGCTCACTTCGGGGCAAGCGGTGGAGACGAACGAGCTCGCACTACGTTCGAAGTACATGGACATCACTCTTGATGAGTTCGTCCATGCCTACCGTTGGGCAAACGTCACGGACCGGCAGCGCGTAACTTACGAGCACCGGGACGAGGCTCGCGCCGCTCTTGCGGATCTCTTGGCGAATGCCTGGGATACGTCGTTCTTCAACCAGATCGCCGGAAACGCCGACCCTGGTGGCAACGCGACATTCGAGGGCAACAACACCATCAACGTCCCCACGGAGCACATCTTCGCTGCCGGCAAGGCTAACGAGGCGGCTCTCGCTTCGACGGACACCTTCACGCTGGATCTGATCTCCGAGGCGGTCCAGACGGCGAAGACCCGATCGGTTGGTACAATCCGACCCGCACGAATCCCGGGGTACAGCACTCCGCTCTTTGTGTGCTTCCTGCACCCGTGGCAGGTGGATTCGCTTCGCACTGCCGACTCCCGCTGGGACAAGGTGATGCACTCCGCGATGCAGGGTGGACAGATCGGCGACAACCCGCTGATTACCGGCGCTCTCGGTGTATGGGACGGGACTCTCCTTTGTGAGAACAACCGCGTTCCCGCCAGCGCAACCGCTCCCGCGAGTGGTGCCTTGGTCCGTCGTGCAATCCTGTGCGGTGCTCAGTCCGCCATGTGCGTCTACGGTCGCATCGGTGGATCTGCCGATCGCTACAGGTGGGTCGAAAAGCTGTTCGACTTCGACAGAGAGATGGGAGTTGCTGGCGGCTTCGTGGCTGGCATCAAGAAGTCTCAGTTCGAGGATGAGAACGGCGGCGGTTCCAAGCTCGACTTTGGGACTGTTGTCATCTCGACCGTTACGTCTGCGTAGCTCGCTATCCTTCCGGCGAGTTCCCAGAAGGGGTGGCGGGGTTGCATCTCGGCCTCGTCACCCCACTTTTCAGCTGGACCCGGGGTCCTACTAGGAGAAGTAGATGGACTGGCAAACTTCGATTCAGCTTCTCCTCAACGAGCTTGGCAAGGGACATCCTGACGATATTGTCCAGGCGAAGATCTCAACCATCAAGGCGATGGAGTTCCTCCGTCACTCCGAGTTCGAGTTCAATCAGGAGACTCACAACTGGACGATGGTCCAGGGGCAGCAGGCGTATGCCGCTACAGGAGACTTCGGGGATCAACCCCTAACCGTTCTTTCTTCAAACCTCCTGCGACCGAAGGTTATTCAGATCAAATCTGGAAGTACCTGGTATGCGCCTCTCAATCAGAAGGATCACTCGATTATCAGAGAGTGGACCTACGTTGACGACACCGGATATGGGTCTCCCGCGTTCTACTCCTGGTGGGATCGGCAGGTACACGTATACCCGCTGCCCAATACCGGGTTCACGTCACGTATCGACTATGTGAAAGATCTGAACCGTCCCCGCTTTCGATGGGATGGCTCGCAGTTTCTGTTCGAGGAGCAGGCTACAGCCGCCCCTTATGCTTGGTCCACGATTTCGGACACCTATACCAACGGGTGGCTGAGTAGCGCCGAGTCACTCGTTCGCGCCTGGGCGAAGTGGGATCTGTATCTCAACTTCTACAAAAACGAGGAGAGGGCTCAGGAGTCTAGAGAGGTGTTCTTCGCCGAGAAGGACCGGATCCGCTCCGAGTCCGTGAACTTCTCATTGGGTGACATTCGACAGGAGGCCACCGTTCTGTGAGTGAGCGCAGGGTTCACTTCATCCCGTTCTCTTCCTTCGCCCCGGACTCTCCCGAGTTCGCTCAGGGTCATCTGGAGGAGATAGCGAATGCTCTGCCTGTGTACGGCAGCCATCGCCCGACATTGAAGCTAGCTGATATCTCTGAGATCGATAGCGAGGATCATGTCAACGGAGTTCATGTTCACCGAACGACAGAAGACCAAACTAAGGAATTCTCTCAGCCTGATACCACCGTCACGATCAGCACCAACGAGTTCGAGGTCAGCCCTGACACCAAGACGGCTCACGAAGTTCTCAGGGGGCTTGCTCCAGTTGATACCGAATACGTCATCACCTACCCGGATGGCACGGCGAACCTCTTCGACGTGGATCTCGAATCAGGTACTAAGGATTGGAACGGCGCGTCCGGTGATCTTGTTTTCAGCGTTCGCATTCGGATTCACACTGGTGGGACCGGCGCTTATACGGTACGTCTTCGAGCCGGTCACAGAAGCCCGAGTACGGAGATTGTCAGCCAGGTGCTCAAGACGGGGACTCTCCAGGTAGACGGAAACAACACCTGGACGACGTACACGCACACCTCTGCCCTGACTCTCTGGCCGTCTACCGTAGAAGGCCCGTCGCCGACCAAGGACATCTACGCCCAGATTGAGATCACCTGCGTGGAGCAGGCAGCTCAGCAGATTGTGGGTACCTCGACGCCGACAGAGGGCGACTACGTTCCTACTGGAGAGGCAACGATTCACGAAGCGCTGGACAAGAGGAATTCTCCCTGGACGGAGGTTGACGCGAAGCTGGCAACCTCTCCGTCTATGGCGAATACGGAGAAGAAGGTCTTCATAATGAAGCTGGATACTCCCGTGGCTGCCCCGAAGGCGGGTCACGAGATCCATGTTCGCTACAAGGCCGAGAACACGTCCCAGCGCTTGAACATCCGCTTACTCGAAGATGATCTTGCCGGTGGGTACAACCAGATCAAGGATTCCGGGAACATCACTCCACCTGGAACCACAGCTACCGATCACGCCCTGGCTCTCACCGTGGCGGATGTAGCTCTGATTTCCGATATCACCAAGCTCTACCTAGAGATCGGCTTCACTGGCGGCGGCGCCGGATCTGGGTCTACGAACTACGTACCGACCAGTCATGAATTCTCGCGTCAGTTCACCAAGTTTGGATCCGGTACGGACCACGGAGTTGTCGGAGATAACAGCGACAGCACCGGCTGGGAATCTTCGAACGACGTAATCGATTACGGGGATGTACTCGACGAGGTGAAGTTCAAGTTCACGAACGTATTGACTCCGGGAGATGCAACAGGAACGCACACCGTGACCGTAAGGGTCGCCCGCACTGATCCGAACGACATTATCCGCTACGAGCTTCGGGATGGAGATACGGGGACGACGGTGGCGAAGGACTCGCACACCTTGACCAGCGCGTCATTCTCGAATGTTTCCTTCAACCTGACAGCCGCAGAGAAGGCGAAGATCACCAATTACCAGAACCTCGACGTCCATTTCATTCGGAAAACTGGAAGTAAGGCTGCGTCCACTACCAGGCTTGCCGAGGTGGATCTGGACTTCCCCGTTGGTGGAACTACGGGAATTATCTACTCGGCGGCTTACAGGCCAGTTATCTCCACAACGATCGACACGTCATGGGTTCACCTCTCTGCAGAGCTGTCGACCAACTTCATCCCCGGCGACACGATCAAGGTCTACGCTGGTACGAAGGAGGAGCTGTTCGAGCTCGTCGCGGATGATTTCCCATGGGACAACGTATCTAAATCCGGTGGTCCCTATGCTGGAGCGGACGAGTCTAAGTCGTGGAGCTTTGCCACCTGGGGCGACAAGATCATCGCCACCAACTTTGCGGATCCGGTCCAGGTTAAGAACATCGGGGATACGGCGTTTCGCGATCTGTTCGGCTTCGACAATGCGGGTAGCGCGATTACTGACTATGCGGCGGATGGCTTCGAGAAGCCCAGAGGTAAGTATGTCGCCACTATCAATGCGTTTCTGTGCATGGCGAACATCGACGATGCCTCGTATACCGATGGCCGCTCCTACTCGCTGTGGTGCTCAGCGATCGGAGATCCGACGAGGATTCACCCGGCAAGCTTCGAGAAGCAGTCGTCGATCTTTCAGATCGTAGCTACGCCTGGTGAGATAACCGGTCTGGTAGGTGGCGAGTACGGTCTCCTCCTCAAGGAGAACAGCGTCTACCGTATGGACTACGTTGGAGTCCCAGGTCCGCTGTTCAACTTCACGCAGATCAGTTCTATGCAGGGGACTCCGTTCCCGAGATCCGTTGTCCAGGTGGAGCATGACGTCTACTTTTGGGGTAGTGGGGACATCTTCGTAATTCGTGGTGGTCGGTCCGCTCCTGCTCCGCTTGGTCGGGGTCAGGTGGACAAGCTCCTGTTCGACGCTATGTTCGAAGACCTGGCGCTTACGAATAACACGAGTTCCGACTCAAGAGTGAACGATTCCAAGGTTGTCGGTTCCTATGATCCCTACTCCGGTCTCTTGATCTGGAGCTACCGTTCCAATTCAGGCGGTGAGTACCTAAACGACATGCTCGTCGTCTACAACCCGTCCGAGGACCGCTTCTCTCTTCTCCCTGGGGATCAGATCGTCACTCCCTCGACGACGGTAATGCCGAGCGTTACAGACATCTTTACGGGCACCTTCAAGAATCAGGGGATCGTCTCTCTCGGCAACAGGCTCAGCGGGCAAGATCATCTGATGCGTTCGACCTTTCTGTTTGAGCGTAGTGGTACGAAGGACAAGCTTCAGCAGCTCTCGAGTAACGCAACCTACGAGACGTTCTGGAGGACCGGCACGATCACGGCGAACGAGTTCCCGGGCATCAAGCCTGGACAGGACCTGACCATCCACGAGGTGCGCCCCATCTACGTGATCGAAGAGGGCGCCCAGGATCCCAACTTCCTGGTGTGGATCCAGGGTGGAGAAAAGCCGCCCGTTTCGATTCTTTCCTAGTCACGCCAGGTTGACAGCGACGACAAGAATCGTAGCGGCTGGATCTCCACGGGTAACCAGGACGCAGCCGAGTTCTGGAAGTTCGCCGTTCTCGCTTCGGAGTCAACGACTCCTGCCATCCGGGAGTTTCATGGCCTCCAGGTCCGCTTCTCGGTAGCTGGGGTGCGCAACTGATGCCATTCCGCCAGCAACCGGGGATCCTGGACGAAGCTGTGGTGAGGACGTTCGAGAACGTCAGGGAGGTTCTCGGCGTCCACGAGATCATGCGCTTCGCATCTACTGAGATGACGGAGGACGCATCCGACTTCTACCGCGACGTGATGAAGACAGTTCCTTCATCATGGAAGCAGGCTGGACAGGCCAGGGTGGACGTCTGGCTATCGAACAACGCCCTGACATTTGATCTTCACCTGATCGGGTGGGCAAATGGAGCCGCTGTTCCTGTGGAGATCGCCAGCGCTCTCGCGGAGCTCACGGCGTCGAATACGAACCTCAAGAAGCACTCGATTGAGTTCACTCCGGTCAACCTTTCGACCTATGATCTCGTTGGCGTGAGAATCGACAATACGAGTCTCGGGACGAGCGCAGAGTTCCGCCTGTGGTCAGGAGAGGTAGAATTCAGAACTCGTGGATACAACCCCGACTTTGAGGTGTGATCGTTTGCGAGTCAGATCTCTCAATCACCAACAGAAGGTTCAGGAGGCGTAATGGCACCTTGGAGTCTAATTATCCCCGCAGCTGGAGCTGCTCTCGGAGCGTTGAGTGGTAGTAGGGGATCCAGTCAGGGATCCAATCAGCGGACGGACCAGACGACTACCAGGACTCCCCCGTCGGCCCTTGGTGGGTTTAATAGACTCGAGCAGGGTCTCGGCTACCTGGATAGCGTATACAACCCAAGTGGCGGTGGTCCTGGCGCCTACGTTCCGTTCCAGAACAACCCGTTCTATCAACCCGATGTCTTCTCCGGGATCCTTGGTCGCTCCAGTGGTGGCCCCAGAGACTATTCCTTTGGCGATATGTCCTATCGGCCAGGGACGACAGAGGCGGACCCGGGGTCCAGCACGCAGGACATGGGCATGCAGATGCTCGTGGAGTGGTTACGTGAACAGCTGGGCGGTAACGTGTACCAGACTGGCATGGGAGTAACGCCCGGGATCGGACCCCGGTATTCATAGGAGTAATGTCATGACCTTGAGACTCGATTGGGGAAACCCACTGAACAGATCTGCCACCTCTGGAAACTGGGACTTCAGCCAAGTCCCCGTCGACATAAGAAAAGGTGCCCGCAAGAGGTATCGAGCCCAGTATGGAAGTCCGAGT